CGTGACTGATATGCCTATGGAGGTGGTGGCTAGTTTAGTATTATTCGTGTGCTTTAACGTAGCCGCACCTGACTTACCCTGGATAGAGTCGACAGTCGTATCCAACGTGTCCAGGTTTGTGTTTATCTTCGTGCCCCAAGTATCCTCGGAGGCGCCAACCTCTGGTTTGGTTAGGCTGTAATTGGTAGTAGTTGTATCAGCCATTTAAGCGGCCTCCCATAAAGTTCATTATTGGCCAAAATTGACCATGTTTGTGGCATTATGCAGCGTCTGCCCATTCGTTGTCGCCAGACACAATATCCGACCAATCATTTGACGCGTTACCTGAATCAGACCAAGTGCTGTCATCACCGGGTGAATTTACCCATAGCACCGTTCCAACAATGGCAAGTGATGCAGATGCGGACATAACAGTAGCGCCGCCACCTGTAATGTTACCAGATATCACGGCCTGGCTAGATGACACCATAACAGTATCAGCGACAACAATTGTAACCGCATTCGCTGTTGCAGATGACGCAACACCTACAACCGATATCCCTTGCTGAATCCTTATCCCTGCCATTGCAGAGCTAGATGCAGCACTTACAGCGAGCGATCCAGAGCCGGTCATAAAGCCGGTCATTGATGAATCAGATGCTGCAGCTATTGTGGAACCAGTTTGCAATAATGCCTGCGGATCTGCCTGAACAGAGGCAATAGCGTCAATGCCCGACCCAGACTGCCTAACAATTAAGGCCGAAGCTGGGACCGTAGCCGCTGCAGCAATCGCAACCGCACCCTCTTCCAGGCTGGCTGTAGAGTATGCGGCTCGACCGTACTTATATGCCCCGTAAAGCATATTAGTCTAACGTAATATCTAGGTCGCCAGCCGGGATGCGAAACACATCACCAGTAGCGATAGTCTTGCTTGCAGTCAATGTGCCATAGGCTAATAGGTTGCCGCTTGTTGCAGCATCAAATACGCCAACGTGAGTAATAGTACCCCAGCTACCAGTAGCGGTTGCCCACTCTTCTGCGCTGGTATTGCTTGCAGTGTTACCTGATACAGTAAATGCGGTTGCCTGTCGTGCGTAGGCGCTGCCAGATAGCTCTGTGCCGCCGCCTGCGTCATTAGGCGCTGCAGTGTATAGTGCAGTATATAAAGTTCCTGGGGCAGTGTAAGCGTTGCCGCCAAACACATGGTCCAAAATCTCTGTTTCTAAGTGATTTGAAAAGCTCATCCTAATCCTCGTATTTTAGTTGTCAGGCCAACACCGGAGTAAGCCGCTGACTTGGAAGTTACATTTAGTTTATCTACCGCCTCACCATACAATCTAGCCCACACCTCAGCCCGGCCATCTTCAGCCAGGTATGGTGCAGAGTTCAGTAACGATCCGTACAGGTAAATGTCTGGGTATGACGATAGCAACCAGTTAGTGGTTACAGTGTCAGATAAAGCGGGAATCTTTTGAATATAAAGCAGCTCGGCTGCATATGATCCATCGGGAGTAGGGAACACCTCAAACTGGTCTTCAGAGTGCGAATAGAACGCAGGCTTGCCCGCAACATTCGACCCCTTCTGTCGCTTATCTGCCATAGCCTGAGTGCTTAGCAGCGCCACTACAGATGTGTCTTGCCCGGTTAGGTGCAGCCGGATAGTCTCAACCCAATCGCTCGGACGAGTAGAGTATTGGCCGTCAATTGTAGTCGCAGCCCTATTCTCCATCTGCCAGTGTCGAACGTCACGGCTCATTCTAGCCTCACCTAACGAGATAAAGGTAGGGATGATAGACGTTAGGTCCTCCCGGTTAAGGAAGTCAGCCATTGCCGTCTTCAGTTCGCTGTATGTACTTATTGCCATTCTTGACTCCGGTAGTATTGCCCGATTATAACATTAAATGGGGCTAACCATTGATAATATCCCATACCTACAAAATAGAGCCAATTAAACCCATTAGGTTCTGCGCTCTTGGCTTAATCTCTCTGCTTGTAAATCTTCTAGCCTCACTTGGAAGCTCGCCATACAGTGACTGTGCATATTCAACCTGATCTTTTGCCGACCCGCCAAGTAAAGAATCTTTGTTGTAAGCGTCAACAACAGCCGGGACAATCTTATTGATCAAAGTTGGCATAATGTATTTTTCAAATGCAGTACCGACATTGCTGCCTGCTTTATCAGCCATTGATTGTGCAGTTGACCCCATATCATAATTGACGGAATCGCGCACAGGCTCTCTGAAGTCAGGATTGATTATACCAGCGGCATAAGATGCGGGTTCCATTACTGCAGACTCTACAAACTTCATAGCTAAATCAGTAATAGGGCTTTCTTGGCTTCTGCTTAAAATTTGCTGCAATTGATCTCGCCTGGCGTCTTCTTCTGCCCTAATGTTTCTTCCTTCAATGGCAAAGTTAGGGCCGCTATCTGCAGCTAAAAGACCCCCGCCTAGTCCTATACCGCCTAACTCATATGCTCTATCAAATCCGCGCAACTTTACTGCATTTGGGTCTGGTCTTCCTTCAGGGTACAAAACATCTTCGACAGTATCGTAATTATCTTTGCCCATTCGATCCTGGACCTGCTCTAGCAATCCTCGATCACGAGAGTTCCACATTGCGGCGCCTTGAGGGCTTAGGTGTGTAGATGGTACTAGCTGGTTGCCACTAAGCTCTTCGATAGCGTCATACACTTCGCGGCCTATTCCTTGCCTGCGATATTCTGGAGCAATCTCCGTATTTTGAGATGACATATATCCTTCGCCAAAACCAGAATCTAAAGCGTAATCAGTATTTACCGAACCTATGCTCTTGGTATCATCGCCTTTCTGGAGGTAATACTGGCCAACCCGGCTATCTTCTGGATCAACTACATCAATCAGCTTCATGCCGCGATCTGCCAGCTTAGCGATAGATGCGTCAGACTCATCGCTTCCTAGTATCGAAGCACCAGCTATGCCAGCAGTTGCTATGCCAGGAAGTAAGCCGCTGTTTATCTTAACGCCACGAGCTTCGGCATTAAGGAGATCTTGTTCAGTAATAACTTTAGAGGTGTCTTGCCACTGCAGTGATCTTGGAGCAAGAGGCTTTCCCGTCCCAGTTCTGCGCTCAGATAATAAATCATAAGCTGTGATTGGAGTTTTAAATTCACCTACACCCTCACCAAACAAAGATGCATTATAATCAGGACTAAGGTTTGGCTCAGACTTGCGAGCAATATCTAACAGGCCGACATTCGTTAATGATCCATGCGGAATATTTAGCCTGTCTTGCCTTGATGTTGCGACTCTAGCTTGACCTTCAGTAAGTCCGCCTTCTAGTCTCATTTGATCTAGGGTGTTAGTTACATCCATGCGGATTCCACCATTAGTGGAGTTCCACACTTTTTCAGCATCTGGGCTATCAGCTCCTGGCCAGTCAGGTATTTTAGAACGAATAAACTCGTCCATTAAAGATACTGTTTTTTCTGGAGCGTTTTCTAAATTGTAATTGATCATGGTTCTACCGATACCAGTCCACCAATCACTAGATTGAGGTCCACCCTCATATGGCAGAATAAATACATCCTGACCACCAGTATCTTGTTGCAGCTTTCTAACGTCTTCTTGCCTAGCTTGCGCTCGCTTTATAAATTTATTTACAACACTTGCATCGCTTTTCCATAAATCACCATCAGGAGAATTGTAAATATGATCTACGCCAGTCTCCATTCTTACTGGTCGAGCTAACGGTTTATTACCAATGCCAACCAAATCATAGCCAGCAGCAGTTACGTCTGACTCTGGAAAAAGAACGCCGCGACCCTCTAAATCAGATAGTTTAATCTCTGGCTTATCGGTTACTCTGACATCATTGGCAATATTAGGGGCGTAAAATGGCTCTAACACTTTTGCAGTTCTGTTAGAATATTTGCGATTAACAAGTTCGGGATCAATAACGGGATTATCCAGCCTATTAAACTCATTAATTAAGCGGTCTATAACCCCTTCCTGCCCTTTCCCTTTTGGTGTTTTCGCCATTACTTTAACTCAGTCAGTCAGAAAGACCCGATTATACCATAAGCTCTAGACTATTCCTTGCAGGTTCCTTCGTATAGGTTCACCCCAGCTTGAGGAGGTAGGCTTATAGCCAACAGCAAGGTATCTCAGGGCATCGGCACAGTGAGAGGTCCAATCGTGCAGGGGTCTGCCACGCCAAGTCATACCCTTATCATCGTAGTCTCTGCGGTACTGCCTGATGGCGTCAATGCCTCGCTCGCACTTCTCTGCATCCATCCAGCACCGGGGGATCATTGAGCGTACAGCCTGGATACCATCATCGACCATTAGCTGCGGGGCAATAGTGACTGGACGCACCCCCAGGTTGCCAAGAGTCTCAAGCCTGGACTTGCCAGTGTTTAGCTCTCTTACCCGGACGTCATGCGGCAGCACATGGCTTTCGTACACATAGCCCTTAGCGTTCAGCATGGCGACATAATGGTCCAGACCTACACCGCTGCTCTCATAGTAGTCAATAAGGCGCACCTCAGCCCCTACAAACTGCGCAAACCAGATAGAGGTAGAATCACCTATCCCTAAATCCCAAGCCGTTACAACACCAACAGCGCGGTCGTATGGCACATTGCCAATCCTGCCCTCAGCCTTAGCCTCTCGCATCTCTACAGCATAGTAGGCGCCATCGGCATGCACCTTCATCTCGCCATCCCAAACATGGCCATAATCGTCTGGCCTTACTTGAGCATCTTCCTTGCGCTCGTTATCTAGGACCTTGGGAAAGTACGGGTTATCTTGCCAATTGATCTCGCATATCTTGCTGTCTGATGGCGCATTGACCCGGAACCTTCTGTGAGTTGCCGAGTGCTTTGTCTCAGGGTTCCACGTTACCCATATCTCAGAGTTATCTTCACGGACCGTAGGGATTAGCTTCTGCCATGCTGCCTCAGATACACCCTCAGCCTCATCTACCCAGGCGATAATAATCCTGGCCTTGGACTTAATAGAATCAAGGTTGCGCCGTAGCCCGGCAAATACATAATTGATGCGGCCATCTTTGGACCGTACAAACTTCTCGCCTATATCGTAATAGCTTAGAAGCCACGGTACGCTCTTAATAGCGGACTTGATCTCTTCAAGGGATGATTCATCAAGGGAGTTGAGATGCTCTCGTGCGCACAGTATCTGGCCGCTTAGACCTGACATGCCATGCTTGTATCCAACTACTGCAGTCATCAGGGCAAACGATCTAGTCTTGCCTGAGCCTCGACCACCGTAGGCGCCCCTGTATCTGGCCTCACCCTCAAAGATATTAACTATCTTGGGCGGTAGCCTGATCTCTGCTGTATCAGTCATCACTGTCCGGGAATGGTTCAGCTACCAGCTTAATCACGGTAGGCTTGAATGAATCATCTGAGGAAGTGTGGTCTATCTGCTGCTTGTCGCCATACTTCCTGGGGGACATCCTGGCGACCTTCCACTTCCTTGAGTCGATGCGCAGCTTAGCCTTGTTAATGGCGTTAGAGTCTACGTCATCGCCCAGCTCATCGGCTATATCAATGATCTCATCGGCGTAGTAATCAGCCTGACAGTCTCTAGCCCTTGCGTACTGCTCCGAAAATATTACTTTATCGGTCTCTGTCAGCCACTTCATAAGCGT